GGCGAAAACGTTCGTTTTAGATATGGTACACCTGAAAAAATAGGTGGTTGGACACAGTTAGGTGAGTCTAAACTTACCGGTGTTGCTCGAGGTTTACATCATTTTGTTAATACGGCTTCTACAAAATTTTCAGTTATAGGAACTAATAGAATTTTATATGTTTATTCTGGTGGGGTATACTATGACATACATCCTTTAGTTAATCCATCAGGCACAGCAATTACAAATGCCTTTAGTACAACTAATAATGACCCGGAAGTAACTATTACCTTTCCAGGAACACACAGTTTTTCAGCAGGAGATATAATATTATTTGGTGATGCAAGCACATTTTCAGCTATTACTAATTCTAATTTTGGAGCTTCTGATTTTGCTGACAAAAAATTTATGGTAACTAGTGTACCAACTAACACTACCATTACTATTACAATGCCAAGTAATGAAACTGGAAGTGGCGCTACTACTTCTGGAGGAATTACTTATTATCAATATTATCACGTAGGACCCGCAGAACAAGTTGGAGCGTTTGGTTGGGGTATATCACTATGGGGTGGAACAGTTTTAGGTGCAGCCACAACTACATTGACTGCTCCAGGTTTAGGAGACAATGCATTTGGAACAGGAGGATCAGGAACTACAATTAATGTTGGAAGCACAACAGGGTTTCCTTCTTCTGGAACTAATCATATTACAATAGGCACTGAAGATATTTCTTATACAGGTGTTACTGCTACAAGTTTTACAGGAATTACAAGAGCTGTAAGAGGTTCAACAAGAGCTGCGCATAGTGCAGGAGTGACAGTAACCAATACTTCTAGCTGGACTGGTTGGGGATCACCAGCAGCCAACACCGATAAAGTAACAGATCCTGGTTTATGGTCATTAGATAATTTAGGAACAACTCTTATAGCACTAATACATAATGGAGAATGTTTTGAATGGGACGGCGATGCAGCTAATGCTACAGCAACAAGAGCAACTATTATTACGGGTGCACCAACAGCATCACGTGACATGCTAGTATCTACTCCCGATCGTCACTTAGTATTTTTTGGTACAGAAAAAACTATTGGAGATAAAACTACACAAGATGATATGTTTATTAGGTTTTCTTCTCAAGAAGATATAAATACTTATACACCTACGGCAACCAATAGTGCTGGTACACAAAGACTGGCCGACGGATCACGGATCATGGGAGCTAAACTAGGTAGAAATGCAATTTATATTTGGTCTGATACCGCTTTATTTACCATGCGTTTTGTTGGAACTCCGTTTACATTTGCCTATGAACAGGTTGGTACTAACTGTGGATTGATAGGTATGAATGCAGCAGTAGAAGTTGATGGTGCTGCGTACTGGATGTCAGATAATGGATTCTTTCGATTTACTGGTAAACTAGAATCAATGGATTGTTTGGTTGAAGATTATGTTTATGATGATCTTAACACTACATCTAATCAATTAGTATATGCAGGTATTAATAACTTGTTTGGTGAGGTTACTTGGTTTTATCCAACATCTACATCTAATGTTGTTAATAGAGCTGTTACATATAGTTATTTAGATTCAACAGCTAAGAGACCTATATGGTTTACTAATGCAAGTGCTTTGTTTGCAAGAAGCACATGGGAAGATTCAGCAGTATTTGGTTTACCACATGGCACTAAATATGATGCTGGTAATGATACATCATTTGATGTGACTGGTAATACAGATGGTACAACAATTTATTTTGAACATGAAACAGGAGTTAATCAATTAGAATCTGGAGCAGTTACTACAGCAATACCAGCAAATATTACTTCAGGAGATTATGACATTACACAAAAAGTTATTAGAGGAGCTGCAACTAATATGGCTGATCTTAGAGGTGATGGTGAAAACATTATGAGAGTTAGTAGAATTATACCTGATTTTATTGCACAACAAGGAAATACAATTGTACAATTAGATCTTAGAAATTATCCAAATGATACTTCAGCTAGTTCATCTTTAGGTCCTTTTACTATTACATCTGGAACAGATAAAGTAGACACAAGAGCTAGAGGAAGAGCTATTGCTTTAACAATATCTAATACAGCTGTTGATACTAGTTGGAAATTAGGAACGTTTAGATTAGACATACATGCAGGAGGAAGAAGATAATGGCAAAGATAGTACAAACATTAACTAGAGCAAGTGCGGAGTATGAAGAAGACGTAGCTCAATCTTTAGTTAGAGATTTAGATGCAGTGTTAGAAAAATTAAACACTACATTTCAAGAAGAATTAAAACAGGAGATAGAAGCTAGAGCTTTCTTTATTGAATAATGGCAGTAGTAAATCAATATAAATTTTATGGTAAAGCTACAACTGCGGCTGAAACAGTTAATATGTTATCTCCAGCAGTTAATGAAACTATAATTATTAAATCATTAAGGGTAACTAATAAATCTGGTTCAAATACTCCTACTATTAGTATCTTAGACAACGGGTTTTTTGTTATTAATACACAACAATTAGCAACAAATACAAGTGTAGAAATACTAACTCTTCCTTTAATAGTGGAAGGTGGGACAATTTTAAAGTATACTACAGCAGGAACTATGAGTGATGGCGTAGATATTGCCATTAGTTATTTAAATATAGTGAAGGAAGTAACAACATAATGATAGAACTAAAACCAGAAAAGATAATAACAACAATTAAAAACAAGAAAACAGGTGAAGTTTATAAAACTGAAGAAGCTTTAAAAGCTGCCAATATACCTGAAGAGGATGTGCAAAGAGATGTAACAGTTATCATGCCACCTCTTGATTTATTTGGAAAAACACAGTAAAAGGAGATACTATGGACGAAGAAATTTCAATGAGAGAATCAATAGAAGCTGGAGCACCAGACATTAAATATAACCGAGGTGATATTAGAATGGGTGGTCGTGAACCAAGAGATCAAGGCAAAGAAATTGCGGCAGAAATATGGTCACAAATGGAACCAGAACAAAAAGTTCAGTTTCAAAGTTTTGAAGCTTTTTTTATGAGTGGTATCTGGAAAGAAATTTTAAAGCAGTTGCAACAAGATCAATCAGGAATTAGATCTCAAGCTCCTAATATGAGTATGAGTGAAAACGTTAACATGGCAGAAATGATGCCTGGTGGCGGAATAGCTGATGTTGATGTCAGAGAAAAAGTTGCAATGGCAGCCAACGGCGGTTTGATGGGTCTCTATAACAGAGGGATGTAATCATGTCCATAATGGATTTAAAGAAGAAAGCACCTAAAGGCGAGTTCTTAGCTTACATAAATAAAGAAGAAGCAGCCATGCTTAAAAAAGCAGGTGGCTCTGGTAAGTTAGTAAATGGTATCCCAAGTTTTAGACCACAAGATTATGGTCAAGAAGCTAGAGCAAAAGGAACATATGGATTTGACAAAAAAGACTTTGATGAAACTGATGAAAGTAATCCTTATTCAAAAGCAGCGCAAGATAAAAATAAAGAATTAAATGAAAGAGTGCGAAGAAATGCAGAGATTAGAGAAGACATTAGAAAAAGAGAATTAGAAAAAGATATATATGATGTAGCTCCTAAAAAAAATGTATTTGAAGATTTTGGTTCATCATGGAATTCATGGCATAATAAAAGAAATTTAGATTGGGCTAAAAAAAACAAAGCAAAAAAAGAAAAAGCTTTAAGAGATTATCTAGAAGATCAATTGTCGATACAACCCCATATGGATGTTGATGAAATTATGGCAGGTCTGGAAGGATCGTATGATCCCAGCACTAATACGTTTGGTACACATCAATTTACAAGTGGAATAAATAAAGGAACTACTTTTGATCTTAGTAAATATGGTGGATCTCAGTTAGGTCCTTTTGGATTAAGCACTACAGGAGTTACAGGCCAACCTTTAGGAACTAATTATTTAGATCAAACACCAGATTTTACTTCCCACCCTTCAAATGTGCCTACTATTGCAGGAGCATTTTTAAATAAAATAAATCCAATGAACATGAATACACTTAAGTCACACTTTAACAGAACATCTCTATTAGATAATTTAATAGCTAAAGGTGATGATCTTAAACAAGCTGATATTGATGACTATTATGATAGAACAATGGGCCGTGGTGACTATAATATTTTTGGTCCTGATCAAAGTGGAGATCCTTATATTCCTCCTTTACCTTTTCAACAAGTATTACCAGAAGAAGAAGCTGAGAGACAACAAAAAGAATTTGCTTACAGGTTTGGTGATACTCAAAACGTTGGAGCAGATGTAACAAGAGCTTCTTATATATTT